TCCTAAATTATATTTACCTACAAAAGAACAATCCCAATTTAAAACACTAGACGGCATAAATCTTAAATCAAAAAGATTTGATTCAATTGTAAAAGCTAAAAATTTTTATAACGAATATAACGGCATACCCGAATATAAAATCTATGGTATGAATAGATACAACTATCAGTATATCGCTGATGAATACAAAGGTGAAATGCGATGGAATAAAGATTATATAAAGATATTCACACTTGATATAGAAACCGAGTGTGAGAACGGCTTTCCAGATCCTGATACTGCAAAAGAAACAGTTATCTGTATTACAGTAAAAAATCACACTAATAAACAGATATTAACATGGGGAACAGGTGACTTTATTTCTAAAAAATCTAACGTAACGTATGTAAAATGTCAAAATGAAAAACACCTACTATTAGAGTTTATTAAATTCTGGTGTAAAAATCATCCTGATATTGTTACAGGTTGGAATGTAAAATTTTTTGATATACCTTATCTTATGAATCGTATGAGATTTATATTTGATAATGATACAATCAACAAAATGTCGCCGTGGAATTATGTCAATGCTGATAGAGTACAAATGGGAAATAAGAACTCTCAGTTTTGGAATATACTTGGCGTTTCTGTTTTAGATTATTTTGATCTGTATAGAAAATTTACTTACGTAAGACAAGAAAGCTATAAACTAAATTACATTGCTAAGGTAGAACTGGGCGAACAAAAGTTAGATAATCCATATGAAACATTTAAAGATTTCTATACAAAAGACTATCAAAGATTTGTTGAATACAATATCCAAGATGTTGAATTAGTTGATCGACTTGAAGATAAAATGAAGTTGATTGAATTATGTTTAACTATGGCCTATGACTACAAAGTAAACTATACAGACGTGTATTCACAAGTAAGATGTTGGGACACTTTAATATACAATCATCTATTAGAAAAAAATATTATTATACCACCAAGAGAAGACCATGAAAAAGATACTCAATATGAAGGTGCATATGTAAAAGATCCACAACTTGGCTTACATAAATGGATTGTTTCGTTTGATTTGAACTCACTATATCCACATTTGATTATGCAATACAATATAAGTCCTGAAACATTTGTTGGTGTTGAACCGAAGGCTGTTGGCGTAGAAAACTTTTTAGAAGAAAAATTAAATCTTAAATGGGCAAAAGATCGTAATGTAACTATCGCACCAAACGGTGCAATATTTAAAAAAGATAAGCAAGGATTCTTACCTGAACTTATGGAAAAAATGTATAACGAAAGAGTTATATTTAAAAAGAAAGCGATTGAAGCTAAAAAAGAATTTCAAAAAACAAAAGATCCAATTTATCAAAATGAAATATCTCGTTGTCATAATATACAGATGGCAAAAAAGATTTCACTAAACTCTGCTTATGGTGCAATTGGCAATCAATACTTTAGATATTTTGACGTAAAACAAGCAGAAGCAATTACACTTGGTGGTCAGTTATCTATTCGTTGGGTTGAAAGAGATGTCAATAGATTTATGAATAAGATTTTAAATACTAGCAATATAAATTATGTTGTGGCGTCTGATACAGATTCAATCTATCTAAAACTTGATACACTTGTTGAAAAAGTTTGTAAAGACAAATCAACAAAACAAATAGTTGACTTTTTAGATAAGGCATCTGAAGAAAAAATACAAAAAGTGATTGATGACAGTTTTCAAAATCTTGCTAATTATGTAAATGCTTATCAACAAAAAATGATTATGAAACGAGAAGCAATTGCTAACAAAGGTATATGGGTTGCTAAAAAAAGATATATGATGAATGTATTTGATGAAGAAGGTATCAGATTTGATATACCTAAACTAAAAATTATGGGTGTTGAAGCAGTTAAATCATCTACACCTGAAGTATGTAGAGGTAAGATTAAAGATGCTATTCGTGTAATTATGAATGATAGTGAAGATAATCTTATTAAATTTGTACGTGATTTTAAAGAAGTATTTAAAACATTATCACCTGAAGAAGTTGCGTTTCCTAGGTCTTGTAATAATTTAGATAAGTACATAAACTCATCACAAATTTATAATAAAGGAACACCTATTCATGTAAAAGGTTCTTTAATATATAATTACAACATACATAAACACAAACTTGAAAGAAAGTATCCTTTAATTAAAAATGGTGACAAAATTAAATTCTTAATGTTGAAACAACCAAATACAGTTAAAGATACAGTTATTTCTTTTGCTACAAAAATACCACAAGAATTTGAATTACACAAATATGTTGATTACGATATGCAATTTGAAAAAACATTTACTGATCCGTTAAAGTTTATACTAGATTCTATTGGTTGGAAACTTGAACGTGAGGCTACACTTGAAAGTTTTTTTGGATGATAGAATTGTTTTTAATTATGGTGATGATACATTGGGGTTATGCAACAGGAGGCATACTTGCAATTAAAACTGATTGGAGTATTCCTAGATTTTTAATTATTATATTATTGATATGGACATTGATAAAAAGTATAGTGTAATTTACGCAGACCCACCATGGTCTTTTAAAACGTATTCTAATAAAGGTAAAGATAGAAGTCCTGAAAAACATTATAATGTTATGAACTTTAAAGATATATGTAATTTACCTGTTAATAAAATTGCAAACGACAATTCAGTTTTATTAATGTGGGTAATTGATCCATTATTAGACAAGGCCTTTGAAGTTATTAATGCGTGGGGATTTAAATATAAAACTGTAGGATTTACTTGGGCAAAAACAAATAGAAAGTCTGAAGGATATTTTACAGGTTTAGGTTATTGGACTAGAGGTAATCCCGAAATGTGTTTATTAGCAACTAAAGGTAAACCTAAACGAATCAGTAAGAGTGTGCCTCAATTAGTTGTAGAACAACGTAGGGAACACAGTAGAAAGCCAGACATAATGTATAATCATATAGAGAACTTATTAGAAGGTCCTTATATTGAATTGTTTGCTAGAACACAAAGAAAAGGATGGGATAGTTGGGGAAATCAAACAGATAAATTTTAGTATGCAATTGACAATAGCAATAATATGTGTTATAATGATATATGTATTTATATATTGGATGTTAAGAAAGTGGAATGATGAAATACCTAAGTAAATATGCAGATGAAAATAAACTGCCGATAATGGATCAACAGCAGTTTGAAACTGTTACCAATGATATTGGTAAAGAGCAGTTTAGATTAGATTTAGCAGAATACATTGCAGAGCATAGACCAAAGTTTCCTTTAAAGAAGATTTCATATGAGGTAATGCGTCAATGTTTTAAATCTTTACAAAAACAAGATGTATGGGAATATGTAAAACCTGTAGAACAATTAGAGAAGAATGTAAAAGAAAAATATGATGATTACAAATATAATTTTAAAGATCATGGTCTTGGTATCATAGACGCACCATCTATATTTAATGATGTGTCAAATTATTTTCATCAACATTTAAGATTGAATTGTAGCAGTTTTGGCTTTAAAGCACCTATAGATGTATGGCAAAATGGTACAGCAAAAGATATATGGCGATGTCTTGGCCCCATCTGGCGTGGAATCAATGGTATGAAACCAGTAATGGTTGATGGCAAAGAAGAATTGAGAGGTGGCAGATTAGATGATAAAAGTTATATGTCAGCGTTTAGATTAGGTACATATATTGCAACACAATTTAAACCTAATGTAGCAAAGACAATCTATCAGATGACAAATGCTAAAAAAGTGTTAGATACATCATGTGGTTGGGGTGATAGACTTGCAGGTTTCTTTACTAGTGACGCTGAAGAATATATCGGTTGTGATCCAAATCCTAATACTTACAAACAATATTTAAAACAAGTAGAAACATATAATAGTTTCTTACCTAAACCTAAAAAAGTAACTATCTATAACTGTGGCGCTGAAGATTTACCATGGGATAAAATAGATAATATAGATTGTGCATTTACAAGTCCACCATACTTTTCTACAGAAAGATATAATGAAGGTGGTGAGAAAGAAGAAAATCAATCATGGAAAAAGTTTGACGAATATTCTAAATGGCGTGATGATTTTTATTTACCTGTTGCTAAAAAAAGTTTTGAAAGATCAAAACATTTATTTGTTAATATAATGGATCCTAATATAAAAGGTAAACGATATTATTCAAGTGATGAACTTGTAGATAGTTTAAAAGAACACTTTGTAGGACAAATAGGTATGAGAATAATGCAAAGACCTAAATCAGATAAGCTATTTGAAAGTGAAGAAGAAAAGGCTGAGTTTATGAATCGAATATATATTGAAAACGTTTGGTGTTTTTCTAAAGAAAAATTAGATTACTTTAGGCATAGTAGGAGGGCAACATTGTTCTAATAAATATGAGTATGGCCATATCAAAAA